CCTTGATGGTCGATTATCTCATCTAAAGCTCGCACAGACAAGTCGCATAGAGTGTCTAGGTCATCAAAATAGACTAGTTTACCTACATTGATAGCACTTAGTATACATAGAGCGATTTCCCCCTCACCATCAATGTGTTGTAGTGGGTCTGTGGGCAATGTAATCTCTTGACATAAGTTTGACATTCTGATTAAATCTTTAAATGATGAGTGAGTATTACAATGGTCAATGTTCATAATATAGATACGACCTGTTTCTGCCCTTTCTTTTAACATGGACATAAACAATTCTTGTGCATTTATCTTCTCTTTATGTACTGAAGTTTTTCTTTCTGCAGCCACATATAATTCATCAAATTTATCTGTACCCCAATTTTCATATAGTTCAGGTACTTCGTGTGGTGAGAATAATGTTATGTCTTCATTCTTAATAAATCTTTCATAGAATAGTTTTGATAATTGTATTGAGTAGTCTAGTTTTCTAACTCTGTTATCATCACTACCTTTATTATTTTTTAAAACTAATATGTCTTGTATTTCTTGGTGCCATATTGGAAAATGTACTGTTGCACTTCCACCTCTTACACCATTTTGTGTACAACATTTTACAGTTGCCTCAAACTTTTTCAAGAAAGGAATAACACCAGTATGTTGTACTTCGCCACCTCTGATTCTAGAATTTATACCTCTGATACGACCTGCATTAATACCTATACCTGCTCTTTGAGCAACATATCTACCTATCGCCATGTCTGAAGAAAAAATAGATGGTAATGTATCATCACTATCTACTAACACACATGAAGCATATTGTTTAAGTGGCGTTCTTACACCTGCCATAACTGGTGTAGGAATATTAATTAGATGTTTACTAATTGCACGATAGTATTTTTTGATATATGTAAGTCTTGTTTCTTTTGGATACTTGTGAAATACAGTAGCTGCAATTAACATATACATAAATTGTGGTGTCTCATATACTTCACCTGTACTTCTATCTTGTACTAAGTATTTGTCAATGACTTGTCTTAGACCTGCATATGTAAATTCATAATCTCTTTCATGCACAATCCATTGTTCCATTCTATCCCAATCTCTTTTATCATACCACTTGTCTAAGTCTTTATCATAAACACCTAACTTGATACCCTTTTGTACTTGTTCGTATATGTGTGGGTGGTCCCAAAGTTTTCTGTTTAATGATTTTCTCAGACCGAATAAAAGTAGTCTTGCGGCCACATATTGATAGTTTGGTTTTTCTAATGAGATTAAATCTGCAGCTGACTTAATTAGTATTTGTTGAATCTCTTGTGTTGAAATGCCATCGTGGAATTGTAAACCACTATTCATCTCTACTTCTGAAGCCGATACTCCGGTTATGTCTTCACATGCATGTTCAACCATCTCATGTATTTTTTCAATATCAAGAGGAACTTTACCACGCCCATTTCTCTTGATTACATATATATTATGTTCTGTCATATTTGCACTCTCTTATAAAAATCAAGTTTAGCCGTTGCAGCCAAACCGTTAAATGTATTGTTGATGATGATATCAGATATCTGCTCAGAAGTCAAGCTTGAGAGAATCATATCATTAATATCTTTTTCTTTTAAGTCATCAGGCCAAATGACTATACTGTAACCTTTGTTGATTACACTATACATTTGTTTAATGATTTCCCGATTTCTCGGTTCGTTATCATATATATAAGTTATTTGCTCTTCAGGTAGAGATTTTTTTATATTTTTTAAATCTGCACCAGCAGCTGCCAAACAATTGTCTAGAAATAGACTATCTAGAGGACCTTCTACTATCTTTATAGGTTGTAAGAAGTTTACTCTTTCTAATCCATAGACTTTCTGTTTACTTTCATCTAACTTAATAGTGATATATTTGGGTTGTTCTTTACCAAAAGCACGACCTTGAAATGCAAACAATCTACCTGATTCATCATAGAAAGGTATAATCAATCTAGGATAATCTTTATTAGTATTTTTGAATGTACCTGGTTTAACTTTATTAACTAGTGTCATAAACTTATCACAGAAATATAATAAGTCTAATTTATTTTCAGGTATCTTTCTATCTAGAACAAATTTCTTAGCAGGATGTTTATCATCTAGTTCTGAAATCTTTGTACCTATATTTGGTGTTGCAATAATCTTATCAAATTTAGGTTTAAAATCTACTTCTTGTTTCTTAGGTGATTTCTTAAATTTTTCTAAACAATATTCTGTATATAATTTTTGGTCTTTATCTTTTATAAAGTTTGCCATGTTTGTACCATGACCACAATTATGACACTTATAGAACATGTCATTTTTTACTGGATACAAATACCCTCTTGCCTTGGTTTTATCTTTATGGGAATCACCACAATAAGGACATCTGAAGTTAAACAGATTGTTTCCTCGTTGTTTAAATTGCTCTAACCTGGTAGATAGAATATTGATATATTTTAAATCTATATAATTTGACATAACACTTGTGTAAGTATACAGGAGTATACATGATATGTCAAGTCTGGTTGAGTAGTTAGTTTAGAACCAACCTGCTGAATTGATGATTTTTGGCATGTTTTTTGCCACTATGAATCCTATAGCAAGAGCACCACCTATAATCAACCATCTCCATCTTTCAAGAACGGAAACTCTTCCGTCAAAGCAAGATTTTAAGGTTTTCATTTCTAGTAGTAATCTTTTTTCAACTTGATTTATATCTCTTTGTAAATCTCTATATACCATATCTAATTCTTCACCCCTTTCTCTCACTTTATCAAATAAGATTTCTTCAGTTTTTTCTGTTTGGGTAAGTTTTTGCTCATGCACAGCTAACATCTGTTTAATAGATGTTGATACATCAGTTAGTTTATCTATGGCAGTATCTAATCTAGAATGAATTAGTTCTCCATTCTTAATATCTTTTTTTATTCCCTCAACCTCTATGGCAAGATTTTGTAAAGTATCTCGAGCCATATCAGTTTGAAAGTGGGTTGCCTGATTTTAATTGTATCTCTTTAATCTGTAATTTTAATAGTTCAATTTCTTTTTGATTGATTTCAGTTCTCTTACTATTTTCTGTTACAGTAGATTTCACATTTGACAATGAATCTAATTTATTATTTGTTACTCCAAACCAGGTAAAACCACCACCTATGGTTAATACTAAACCTAGAGCAGCACCTACCCATTTAATGTCTATATCTTTAAACATATATTATTTCCTCTTTAAATCTCGTAACTCATTATAGAGTTTGTTCTTTTTATTATTTATATCTATTAGTATAGACTGTTTTACAGCAATTGGGTCATTATCTCGATATGCCAATTTGACATCTGGGTATATTTGTTGCTGTTCAAGTATATTTATATCTTGAAAGAAGTCTGGGTTAGGAACACCATTCAATCCTGTATCTTGATAGAACGGTTTACTAGCGTAATTTTTTAAATTAGGACCATCTGTTTGAATTCCTTTAAGTGTAATTAATTGTACTGCCCTAACCCTATCACTTACTTTCTTTAAGTTTGCGTTTACTTTTGCAATTATCTTTGCTACTTTATCACCAATCTGTTCTACTTCTGCACTTACAGTTGTTGTAGATTCAGATACCTCTGTGTCTGTGTCTGCCTCTGCGACAACACTTTCTTCACCGCCCTCCTGTGTCGGTGTATTTTCTGATGGCGTATTTTCATCCATTGAAGATTCCTCAGATACCGTTTCTGTTTCTTGATTGGTATCTCCTTCTTGACTAACTTCTTCAGACTGTGTATCTGTTTCTGGTTCAGATGTAGCACTATTGTTTTCCTCCTGTGGTGTTTCTGTTGTTGTTTCCGTTGTTACAGTTTCGTTTTCTGATGATTGCACCTCCTCTGTTTGTTGATTTTCTTCCATTGTAGGTTCTGAAGATGTCATACTATCATCTTCGCCCATAGCGACAGGTTCATCTTCCTGGACCACCTCCTCTTCCATCGCCTGTGGAGTTTCCATATCAGGTTCCGGTTCTGTCATTGCGACAGTTTCAACCGGAGCTTCTTCTAGAGTTTCTACATTGGTTGATTCTTCTATAATAGGACCTTCTGATACCATTGTATCTGGCGCCTCATAAACTTCTTCCATAGCAGGAGCACCTTCTGGCATTTCGATAGGCATATCCATCTCTACCATAGCGTCCATTAATTCTGTTACTGCTTCGGTAGACATATCTTCTGGCATATCCATATCAAACATATCAGCAAATGCCGTAGACATATCTTCAAATGTCTCTACTGCCATTTCTGTAAATGATGGTGTCTCCATAACAGGCATTTCCATATCTACCATGACTGGCATTTCTACGGTCGGTTCATCCATTTCAATAGGTGCTTCTAATATCATTACACCTGCCATTTCATCATCTATTGTTTGTTCTAATGTGTCTACTGTTAAAGTTTCGCCTACATACATCTGTTCTTCTAAATTCATTTCAGGTTCTACAAATCCCATTGTAAGTTCCATATCTAAGCCACTATCAATAATAATATCCTCTACCATTTCTGTAAATGTTGTGCCACCTATTTCTTCGTTCTCTAACATTTCAATAGCGTCTTCAATTTGTGTATCAACATTTTCTAACTCTGTAAGTGTCTCTTGTGAAATCTGAGGTGTAGGATTTTCTTCATATGTAATATTAAGTGTTGGGTTTTTTATATCTACTGCCCAATGACCTGTACTATTTGTTGATTCTTCAAAGTCAAATCTAATTGCAATTTGAAAGTCTGTTGCTGTGTTAGAGCCTTGTACATGAGTATCGGTATATGTAGCATAAGTACCACAGTTCATTCTACCACACGAGCTAAGTTCTACTTCTCTAATCTGTGTTGTAACATTACCTGCACTATCAGTAATTGTTTGTTTCATTGTTGTAGTTGATGTTGATGTATTCCAATGCCATATATCTGCACCCATTGTTGATGACCAACCATTTTGAATTTGTGCTTCTGTCATATTAACATCATCAGCAAGTGATACGCCAGGGTGCATTAGATGGTCGCCATTTACCATAGCGCCTATATTATTGCCATGATTGTGTGTAGGGTCGGTACAAGTCCACTCATTGTGTGGTTGATTGTTATTAAAGAATTGTTGGGGAATTAAATTACCGGTAGTTGTAGGGTCGGCTACAGTCAATGATGGTATTAATAATAATGGATATAATCTTTTCATGCAAATCCTAAATTAAGAAAAATATGAATAATATAAAACCTATAAACTTAGCAGGAGTGATTACTGATTCTTTACTTTTTTTTTATCTTCCTTTATAGTCTCTTGCAATTTCTTTATTTCTTTTGCAAGTTCATCAGTTTCAGTAGAATCTCCTTCTACTTCTTTTTTAACTTCAAGTTTATCTTTCCACTCTTTTAATTCTTGTTTCTTTTTAGCTTCTTTCTTTTGTTGTTCTATTGTCCATAGTCTACTTGTGTACATGTCATAGTCAGGTCTTAACTTATCATATTTTTTCCATTGGTCTGCAGCTGCCTTACCAATCTTGCCCTCAAACGGACATGGTGTGCCTGATTGTTCCATTGCAAAGAACACTCTTTCATCTTGACATAGGATTGACACAGCTGCCACCTTCATGCCAAGGTCGGATAATGTTTTAGAAAGTTTGATACGCTCACAATTTTCATCTATCATATATGAGCCGCCAGATAGAGATAAACCAATTGTTGAAACACCACCTGAAATACCTACTAAACATAAATCTTGTGAGTAAGCAGACATACTTGGCGCTGAAGACATAGCAGATACTCTAGTATCTGTTGCCTGATTTGTTGTACTATTACTTGTAGTGTTTGTGGTCGTACTTGTAGATTGACCAGCCTCTGAACCCGAATAAGTATTATTATTCGTAGTCGTATACCCACCGGTTATATTAGTATTACTACCGGAACTATTGGTCTGATTATTTGTGTCATCTGCAAAACCACTAAGTGGTATCATAACTAAACATAATAAAGAAAATATAACTTTCTTCATTGTTTATTCCTTGTTTATCTACTATTATTTAGTAGATTTCTTTCTTCTAATCTTCTTTTTTCTTTCTATTTTTGGTGCTTTTTTAAGTCCTAATTTGACTAAAACACTAGATATTAAAGATTTAATTTTCTCAATCATTTTTTTGTCTCTCCTTTTTCAATGTTATCAAAATATTTTTCTAATTCTGTTTCTTCACCCATAGGTAAATATTGTGCAAGAGCACCAGCAGAATTTAGAATACTTGTTAATGTAGTCATAGGTAATCTTGTTAAATCTGCAAGCTGGTCTTTTGTTAAATTGTATTTACTTTTTATTTTATTAAGTACTGTGTTTTGTTGTGCCTTTAAGAAAGGTCTCATAGTACCTGGTGCTTGTGATGAATAAGCTGCATTGATACCTACACCTAGACTTTGTTGTCCAGCAGGTTTGTTAGGTCCTTTATCACCTAAACTTGCCATAGGTTTCATTGTAGGAAAAGAACCTAATCTAAATCCACCTAGATATTCTTTTAGTTCTTGAAATGTTTTCATTTGCCTACTTTAAATTTTTCACTAAATGTTTTGTATTCTTTCTTTTCTTCAAATACTATTTCATTGTTTACACCTGAAATTTCATCTATCTTATCTTCTAATCTATCTAATGTTTCATTAACACCTTTTAGAATGTTATTATTGTTATCATAGTTTTCTTTGACCATTCTACCAATCTTCTTAGCATTCTTTTCATTATCTTTTTTATACTTAGCATATCCTTTTGATAATGGGTGTCTAGCATTGGGTGCCATATCTACACCACCTGCTGATACTGAATTTGTTGGGGCGTCTTCATCTAGATTTGACCTTTCGTGCCACTCATAAGATATTTTATCTGTTTTTATTGGTCCACCCTTTGCCCATGTATCACATGTTCTAGCACTATGACATTTAAAATGGTGCATCCAACAGTAACCTAATCTACCATCATCATCACTTGTAACTCCAGGCATACATTCATCCATTCTAGGAGAAATATCAAATGCTACACAATTACCACATAAAGATTTTTTTGCAGCCTCAACAGATGTGTCCCATTGTTTAGCAATCTTTTCCCAATAATCACCTGGTTCATCTACATTGAGAGGACCATATTTGTGTTTACTTATTGTTGCATTTCTATTTTTAGTATTTAAATCTACACTACCTGCAGCTGGTGGACATGCATGAGTATCTTCAGACATTTTATTTACTATGTCTTCAGTAGTAATCTTTGTTAAAAATTCTTTATATTTTTGATTTGGCATATTCTTTTTCTTCTACAAGATTATTTTCTATTTGATATAAGTCTATACCAAAACATGTATTAATCGGTTTTTCAGTTATTTGTTTATTACCCACTATATGTCCTTCTTCTTGTAAAAGTTCTTCGTAAAGTTTTTGTTCTTTTAAATACTTTACTACTGTACTTTCTATAAGTTTTTGATGTTGTTCAAACTCTTTGTTTTCTCTTATTAATGTTGCAAGGGCAACAGCAAAAGTTCCTAGTCTACCACCTAGACCTGCCTTTTGTAAGATTCTTTTTAGATTAAAAATAAATCTGTGAAGCATTGTATAGGACTGTTTTTCTGCTGTCTTAGATATAGTTCTCCAAGGTCTTAAAACTTTACCTTGTTTATCTATAATACCATACTTAAACGCCTCTTGTTTATCAAAAGGTGTTACTAATAATTTCATTATTCTATATGTTATTAATAAATCTATAGCTCTACTTGCCATTACAGTTCCTCTAACATCTTTGTAATCTTTTCATCCTTAACAATATCATCTAATTCATTAGGGTACAAATAGTTTAAGTAACTCAAAACTGACTTTAAGATAGGCCAATATACTCGGTCTATCTTAAACAATAGTAAAGTAGTAGCAGTATCCGTATTAAAAACATTGTGTAATACTACAATGTGATTAACTGCCAATCTCACTTTCATATTGCCTGTCAATTCATACTTACGAAATAATCTTTTTAAATACTTAAACCTTTTTAAATCATCATTAAACTCTACATCTTTTTCAAGTGTAGGGTTGTCATAACTTTTCATTGCATAAGTCAACCAATTATCATTCGTAATTGTTTCAAAAACCATAATATACCTTAATTAAATTAAATTAATTTTGCATAAACTTTAAATGTACCGTTTGATATTCTTTCATGTTTAACTTCCAGTTTTAATCCACCTTCTTTTACATGAGAAATACCATCATCATTTATGTCTGAGCCATCTGTATCTTTACCAAATCTGCCACCATGTCTTTTCATATCAAAAGTGTTAGTGCCATTTTCACCTTCTATTGTACAATCACAATGTAGACCTACTCTAGATAGTTTTTCGTTTAGTTTATCTAATGCATGTTGTGGGTTAATATATTCACCCTCTGCAATAGAACCAACAAAACCATTAACTACTTTAAGAACATCTTCATCTTGCACATTGAAAGCACCGATTTGACTGTCTTCAACAGATTTACCATCAACAGTTGTACCAACAGCAGCCGCTGTTTTAACACCACTTTCTGATATATGTTGTTTAAAAGTTTTCATTTTTCTTCCTCGTTAATTTCAGATTCATCGGCGCTCTCTTCCTTCGCCAATAAATCCTCTTCAAACTCTTTCAAGTTATCTTCTTCTTCTATATGTTTTTTAAGCGACTTCACTTGCCTTGTCTGCCTCTTGTCTTGACTTTGACTTGTTACCTTCTTTCGACATAACTATCAATTTGTCTACTTGTTGAACCGCCCCATAGATAGCATTAAGATTACTCTTTAAATTTATCAGTTCTTTTTCAATAAGTTTTATTTTTTCTTCAGTAGATTTATAATCATCTTCTAAAGTTTTTCTCTCTTCCATTAATACTTTTTCATCAATTGTTTTCGCCATGATTTAACTCCTATAATATAATTATGATGTAGTATAGCCGTTACCTGCTATAATGTTCCAGTTTGAATTTTTAAATAATAATGTTACTGTTTCACCAGGTGCATTTAAAAGAACATTTGTATATCCTCTTAGATTACTAGGTGTAATTGTAACTACATTAGTGTTACTTGTAGATGTATTGATAACTGTCTTAACTTGACCGTCAGCACCATCTGCTAATGAACAGGCAGTTAGCGCCGATGTAGCGTTAATCTCTGTTATTGCTGTTGTAACATTAATTGCGATAGTTGTTGAACCATCTGCTGTTCCTGCTTGTGAAGTTTGTTTTAAACCTAACCATGAAGGTATGTTATTAAAAACATCTTCAGCAGCTATCTTCTTATTGACTGGTGTACCTGTTGGGTCATCTACAACATGAAATAAATCAGCCGAAGCTAATGAATCACCTAAGTTAGATAATGCTGTTATTTTCTTATCTGCCATTTTTTTCTCCTATATTAACCCCTTTCGGGAATGCTACTCCATGCATACACATGGACCAAAGTGAAAGGGAAGTCTGCACGAAAGTTTCCTTCCCTTTCTATCATTATTTATATTTATGCTGTTACTGTTATTGTACCAGCTGCTGTTCCGATACTAGCAGCGTTTGTAATAACTGCGTTATCAGTTGTACCAGCGTCTTTAACTGTACCACCATTAAGTGCCATAGCGTTAGCACCAATAGATAGAACATCATCAGCGTCTGTAGCTGCGTTTGCAGCTCCAATTGCTAATGTAAATACTAATTCGTTAGTACCTGTTCCACTAGCGTATGATAATGTATGATTTGAATTGGTATCATTCACTACTGTTAATTGTGGTGTACCTGTTACATCAACAGCCTCATTAAATCTTGCTGTTACTGATAATGTACCACCATCTGATTTATCAAATGCTGTGATATTAAAATCAATACTTGTAATGTCAGCAGTACCTAAAGCAGTTGTCAATCCGCCGATTGCGACCAAAACTTCTGGTGTCGCACTTGTATTACCGTTACCTGATAAAACTGAACCTGCTTCTCTCACCCAACCACTTGTGTTAGCAAAGACTTCTTTCTTCTCTGCTGTAGTTAAGTTCTTAGGTTTAGATTCATCAGCGTCGGATGCTCCCCATAAACTCATAATTTCTCTCCTTTTACTAAATAAATTAATTGCAATTAATCACCTCTTTAATCTATGATACTATTTATAAGAGATAATCTCTATAAACCTAGTTTTTTGAGTTCTGAAATTGTTGAACCTGTTCTTTTATGTCTTATACCTATACCACCCTTTGCACTAAACTCTTTGATGTTTCTGATATAATCATCTATAAGAACAGTATTTTTCTTTGAATAGATTTGTTTTTGACTTCTAGTTACTAAATGAATTTTAGCACTAGATATTGATACATTCTTTTGTAACCACTTTCTTTTACCAGCCATACACGCTGGGTCTGATGATGAATATGCTGATAAGATTCTTACATCATATTTCTTAATATAGTTCCATAACATTCTACCATCACCTTTCCATGGTATAGTTTCCCAAAAACTACCATGCTGTCTGACTTTTTCCCACCTGTCATGCATGTTAAGAGTTTGAAATTTTGAGAATGGTAGTTTATTGACACGAGCCCATTGTCGCTCAAAATCGCAAAGGACTCCATCCATATCACAATATATTATCATTATTTATCGTATTCTACTTCTGGTGTTGTATCTACTTTAGTAGCAGGTGAACCAGTCATAGCTTTTTTCTTTCCGTCTTTATCTTCACTTTTACTGTTTAATGAAGCGCCACAGTTAGAACATTTATGAGCGTCAGCGTCATTCATATGACCACAGTTAGGACACTTTATTTTTTCTTCATTCAGGCTTTTTTTTTCTTCTTCTACTGGTTTGTAGTATTTTGCCTCATCTTCTCTTGTTTCTTCTTCTTTAGCAGCCTGATTCCATATATCATGTACTGTATCTTTTAAAGATTTAGTTTCTTCTTCTGATTCTTCCTTGACTTCTTTCTTATCTTCTTTGTCTTTAATTGCTTTTTGTAAAGCAGGTGGAAGTTTCTTTTGACCAGCAGTTAGTTCTTCGTTTACTCTGTAATAAATCTTTTTGATTTCTTGAGCAGATAAACCCATTTGACCATAATACTTTTTGATTAAGTCATTTAAACTCATATCAGAAGCGTCATCTTCAACATCCATTAAGAAGTCTTTGACACCACCTTCTTCTAGTTCTACTGATTCTGATAGTTTAGGTCCGCCAGCTGCACCAGTGCCTTCACCTGGTGAAGTTCTAACATTTTTTTGTTGAACCTCTTTAGACCCTTCGTTTTTTGCACTATGTTTTTTATCTATCTTATTAAAAAAAGATTTCTTTTCCATGTCTGACATAGAACCAATTCCTTTACCAGTCTTTTCAAGTTCTTTCTTAAATAATTGTTTATAGTCTTCGGATTGTTTGCCTTCTGTTACGCCTGCTACCATATCCTCTAGACTACCTTTTTTAGTTTCTAAGTATTTACTCATCACCTTTCTCCTTTTTTAATAGTCTGTCTACGAGGTTTCTAGCACCCTCATATCCATCAATGTTTAGTTTTTTCTTAACAATATTAGTAGCAGTTCCGAATTTAACATTATCGGCGTCTTTACCATATCGTTTTTTGAAATCATCTTTTGGTAATTTGTCTGCGACTTTTTTTACCATATCTACTTGTTTGTCTGTTAAGTTTGCCTCTTGTACTTCTTCCTTTTCATTTTTTAAGTATGCAGCCTTCTTAGCTTGTCTATCTTTATCTAACCTTTTTAAAAGATTTTGAAATTTCTTTTGAGCAGGAGTTAATTTGGAAGATGGTGATACATCAGTATATCCATACTTTTTTAAATCAGGATAATCATCTATATTTTCTTTGATATCATCAAAGTCTTTAACTTTAGCAGTTACTATTTGCATTCCATCATCTTTTATATCTAAATAGTCACCAAAGTTTTTCTTTAATTGTTTTATCAATTCATCAGGTTCATCTGCATCCATTTTTAAAGTATCACTACTAGGATAATCGTATTCTATAAATCCAGGTACTTTAGGCATTTGACCACTTGTTAAATCTCTTTTTATAATGCCGGCTAATTTACCTGCTGAAGGTGAACCATCTTTTTTATACAATCCTATTTTATCTTTTAATTTTTTAACCTCTTGTTCTTTTTCTTTACTAGATAATGATGTAGCGTCTTGATTTTTAGTAATAGTAACACTAGTAGGACCATTTGTAACTTTATACTTATCACCATATTTATCTTTCAATCCTCTTACTAGTTCTGAAGGATTTGCAACATTAGGAATTTTAAGTTCGTTACCTTTTATATCATCAACATTTACATCAGCAACTGACATTTTTTTAAATTTTGGTTTTTCTTTATCACCAAGTTTGCCTGTTTTGGGGTCAAATTTTCTTAATGCACCACCATCACTTTTGTGTGTTACTTTACCATTCTTACCATATCTACCAAATTTCAAATAGGTTAACCCCATTGATTTTGCTTGGTCAGAAGCGGCTGATTCTTCTAGTTCTTCATTCTTTGGCACACAGTTAGGTACTCTCTTTCCACCTTTCATTTTAGTACCGACTTGTTTGTGTGTATCCCAACATGCCTCATTTTCTGTATCTTCAGCCTGTATATATCCTTTTGACTTATACTTATCAAAATCAGACTTATCTATGACTATTACTTTGCCATTTTTAACAACCATCATTTCTTTTTCTTTATCTTTTAGTTGTCTTGATTCTTCTACTGATTCTGCAGCTCTTACTTTTTGTGCAAGGTCTTTATCTGCCTTACCCCATGTACCTGATGATTTAGTTACAAAAGAATTTACTCTTGCAAATGCCCATTGCTGTTGACCAGCACCAGGTCTATGACCACCTTTCCATGCAGCCATACCTCTATCGTATACTTTCTTTAAGATACCATATGGCATGCCTGTTTTCTTTGCCTTGTTTTCTAATCCTTTTATTTTTTCTGTGATATACTTGTTAGTATCTTCTTCTAGTTCTTCACCTAAAATTTTATTCTTAGGCATGACACCTTTACTGTTTAATGTTTTTAAGAAGTCTATATGGTCTTCACCTGTACCTCTTAAAATATATTCTCCACTTCCCATTTTACGAGGGAAAACATGTTTCATTTTCTTACCTGTTTTAGTACCTTTAAGTATTTGCATAAATAACTGTGGATTTCTTATGTAAGTATATTGAACAGTCATTGGTACTCGCATACTAGGTAGAGTATGACTATTTTCATCTAATGATTTATTTTCTATTGGTTCAAAACTTTCTTTTGTAACTCTTACACCAAACTTTGCCTTTACTTTATCTGCAAGGTCATGAGCATTTTTACCTTCAAACTCTATGTTACCACCAGCGTCATCATCTACATAATCAATACCTGATTTGTTTTTCTTAATAAAGTCTGCAATTGGTTTCTTATCTGAATGTACTGTTGCAAAGTATTCTGTAAGTTCTACTTCTTCTTGTACTTCTTCTTTAGATATAATTTTTTTAATATCCATAGGACTTAAATTATGTTTTTGAGAAAGTCTACTTCCTGCTAGTGTACTAACAAAAGGTATATTTGATTTATATAATTGAATCAGAGTATTTTTATCATGGTCAATTTTATCAAATACTTTCATTAAGTTTGTTGGATTAATTTTTTTATTTCTTAAAGGTTCATACTCTTTTTTAAGTCTATCAATCTGACTTCTACTAAACACTTCTTCTAATTCTTCTTTCTTAACTTCTTTCTTATCTTGTTTGTCTTTTAAAAGTTTATGTGCAATACCTATTGTTAAAGGAACTTCGCCTGTATCAGGATTAGGTTCTGGTTTTACAGTAGCATTCTTTTCGTTTTCTAATTCTAGTTTTAATCTTTGAATCTCATTTTCTAGAGATTTAACTTTGTCTTCGCCTTCTGTTTTCTTATTAGCTGCATGAGTTTCTTTTGTTCTACCTGCGCTAGTATCTTTACCAAAGTTAGGATTGTATTCATTTAAAATTTCTTCAGTCATACCTTTCTTTTTCATTTCTTTTTCAAAGTCATGTGCATGTTGTCTGTAATCAAATACTCTTGCCATTCCTTTACCATTGGGGTCTTTATATGTTACAATGTATTGACCAGTAGGAACTCTTTCAACTTTTTCAATTGCAATTTCTTCACCCAATACTTTTTTAACTGTATCAACATCTAGTTTAAGTTTCTTTGCAATTATGTCAGCCTTATCACCAGCAAAAGCCATATTATAAATGTCTTTTGTTTTGCCTTCAAACATTCTTACTTGTTCTAACAGTTCGCCTGTTGTTGCTCTATATCTACTCATTTGTCCCTCACTAAATCTGCGACTAGTTTTTCATCTTTACCACTTAAAGTAAATTCACCTGGTTTCTCATTTTTAATATCAGGTGCCCCTCTATGTGTATCCTTGTATACATCTGCATAACTTTTTGCATAAGCTTTCTTACTACCTGTTGGGTCTGAAACTCTTATGTCTTCTTTAACATCTAAATATGTCATTGGTTTAGGTGGCACTTCTTTTGCCTCTAATCCATATGACTTCTTTGTAAATTCTTTATAGTTCATTAGTCTAAATCCGATACTTTTGTTTTAGCAGTCCACATTCTACACGACCAATAACCTGCTGTGGTTTTATCTTTCTTCTGGTCGCAATTGTGTCTTGCCCTAAAGTTCTTTCTCCTCTCTGGGTCATCTCTTTTGATACTCAATCCTGTTGTATCACCAAAAGATACTTTGACCACATTACCTTTTTCATTCTTGACATATACATAAAACTTCTTACTACCACCTCTTACAGGGTCATTAAGTTTCACTTTTTTCCCTTGATATTCTGCCTCTGTAATCTCTAGTTCTTCTTCTAGATGTGCATATATATCATCATTCGCATACTCTTTGAATGTTTTCATCTTATATTTATCCTTTTTTAACTCTTTGTTTTGAGAATTTTCTGGTGTTCTTAGTTTAGAATCAACAGGTTTCTCATCTGGTGTCTCTCCAGGTGTCATTTCTTTAGTATGATTGGCATAATCTGCCCCTATTTCATATGATTCTTGATTAACTTCACCATACATCTGTTTATATTTCTTAGTATGTTTAGATGTTTTAGTCTTTGCCGTGTCATCACCTGGCGCTGGTGTCGCTGTATCTGTGTTTGTGTCTTGTTTCTTGAAGTGAGCTGCCCTCTTTTGTTTTACATCTTTACTCAATGTCTTGTAGTATTTCTTTGGCTGACTTCCAGGTTCTTTTTTAACATCTGGGTCTTGGTCTAATACTTTCTTCTCATTCATATCTCCCTCCGATACAGCCTCAAAGCCGTAATCTATATCTAAATTAAACTCTCTAATTGCAACTTCTTTATCTGCTGAATCAGGTACACAATCATATATCCATGCCTTATGTAAGTTTTCTTCTGTATCTTCAAGTACAATATAGTTCGTACTTCTTCTTACAATCTTACCATGTATATCTTCTTTAACATAATGTACTTTGTCATTTATATTAAAGATAACTTCTCTAATATATAAATCTCTCAATTGTTTCTTTTCAAATGCTTCTAAACTTGCAACAGGTTTATATGAATACCCAAAATGATTATTTGTATTAGCTGCTAATGACTTTTTAAATGACACTCTCATACCTACTGCGACATCTCTAAACAATCCTTTTATATCTGTAAACCCTCTTGGTAAACCTCTTTCAAATGATTTCATATCACCTTGTGCAACAGCCTTTCTCATTTTACTTGCACTCATACCTGTAGCGCCTTCGGCGTCTGGGTCTCTTTCGCCTGCACTTGTAACTTTTATATTTTTAAAGTTATAAAAACCATGTCTTGATTTTACATTATTATATTTGTTTAGTATTGTTTTAAATTCTTGTACTCTATCACTACCTGCAATAAAATTTATATTTGAAAAACCATCATTAAATATTTCTGTTGCAATATCTAATATCATATTTGATTTAGGTATTCTAAACATAGTTCTATGTGTTGGGAACATACTTCTCATGTACTTAATTTTTTGTGTAACTGTTAAAGGATTACTTTTAGGGTCATTACTTTTACTTAGATAGACATGTTTAAAATCACCTGGTGTCTGTGAGACTTTTCTTAAAAGTTTTTCATGACCTATTGTAGGTGGATTAAATCTACCAAATGCAAGTACCATTGTTCCTTTAGAATATTCGGGTGCCTCATTTATAGATAAATCATCTATCTCTTTATCTGTAATCTTATCATCTTCTAATATTTTTTTAAGATACTTATAAAACTTCATGTAATGATATTTTTCTAACATCTTATAAATGACATTCTTAGGTAGTTTGTTTTGTTTACCAAACTCTCTAATTTCATCAGGTGTCATTTCTCTACTAAAGATATCTCTCCTGTCATTTGTAAGTTTATCACCTATCTCTTTTAGTCTTCTAATTGATTCTTCTATTTCTTCTAGTTTTTCATTAACTAATGCTTGTAGATTTAGTACATCATTATTTGTTAATTGTTTGAGTTCTTTATAATCTACGATATCTCTTTTAAGTTCGCCTTTTATAATGTCAAGTTCTTGTACTTGTTTTCTAAAATCTGCTTCATATTTTTCTGGCTCAAATGTATCTTCATCTGGTTTTTTAATCCACTTGTTATCTTTTATAGAGAAGATACCATCTGCCTTTTCATTATTGTTTTTTAAAACTTTAGGGTCTGTAATGACATAATAGTTTACAGGATGTTCTGTGCCTGGAACATTTTTACCATTGATATCTTTTAGTAAACTAGAGTATTGTTCTCTCCTTTCTTCTTGTTCATCTTCAGGTACATCAAATAATACATTGATATCTAAATCAGCGTCATTACGATATCTCTTTGTAAGTATAGAACCTATTAGTGATGTTGATACAACAGGTGCAAGTTTTTCAAACTCTTTAATCTGTT